ATAATGTAATGTTGCTTTTTTACCTGGTTTCTTAGTAATAACAGATTCCTGTTTATGTTTACGACCAAGTTTTCTCATAGTTTTGCCAAACTTACGTTTTGACATACCTTCTGGTTTAGTAGTGGAGTATGAAACTTCACTAGCATCAGATCCATCATCATACTTATACTTACCAGTTGTTTTCTTGTAACCAATACCCTTTTTCTTTAGATCCTTTTCAAGACCTTTTCTCTTCTTACGATTCTCACCTTCATCAGATCCACGATCTGCAGATATATGACCAGTATCTTTATCTTTAGCATTGCTCAGTTGCCTTGCTAAACCACCTTCACATAGTTGTTGAAATTCTTGAAAAGTTTTCATTATGCTAATGCAATTGCTCTAAAGTCTTTTAATCTAACAGGAACGCATTCATTTGTTGATGACATCACTATCTTAATTGTAAATCCATTAAATTCTTCTAAATCATTTACTGTAAATTGATATTCTGAGAAATCATCTAATCCATTTTTTGCAACTTTTGCATCTGCAGTTCCATCATTCAATGCAGGATCAATAACTTGATCACCAAAACCATCACCGTCTGTATCTATTAGGTTTTTAAATCCAGGAAATGCCCTATATGATTGAGACACTTCACTAGAATCTGCAGTGAATAGTCTATAGAATACTCTAATGTCTGCTTCTGGTTGAACATTACCAGCAACAAAAACTTTCAATGATGTGGCTGGTTGTTTTAACCGAACCAACTTAGATACAAATGTAGTACCATGTGGATCATCTGTTATTGTATTTGATCTTGTATCAGTTACATAATCAGATACTGGATTATTAATTTTATTTCTACCTAAAACGAAAGTTGCATACTTAGCATCTATAACTGGAGAAAGATTCTTATCTCCTGAATTCATATCAACTTTTAATGCTATGGATTTATTTTTAGGTAAAGTTTCCAACCTTGCAGATTCATTTACATTAGATGCTGCTAATCTAGGTGTTGGGAAGAAAGTTGTTTCATTTAATATAGTTGGTTCAAAACCTTGGTCTATAAATGATACTTCATTACCATCGGCACTTGTTCCACTAACAGTTCTAACTGAAGTTGTAAGACGAGTTCCTCTACCTGGAGTAATAGCATTAATCTGAGGAGAAAAACTACTGAATTGATGGTTCTGTGATATACCAACTGTATTACCACCTACACCTTTCTCTGTAGTAAAGCAAACCAATGTTTTATTGTCTGCTACATTTTCACTTCTAGGACCAGTTCCTCGATCTATTTCTAGATAATAATTATCAATATTACCTGCATTTCTAAGAGTTGCATTTGAAGGAACATTAAGAGTACTATTAATTCCAACTAATGGGAATCCATTTATTTCATATGTTTGTATTGAAGAATCAATTGGATGATTGGTTTTAAATGTTCCACCTAAAGCTCTACCATCAATAGTCAACTGACCCATACCTACAATATATGAAACAACCTCACTCTCAATCAAAGCTTCACCTCTATCAGTCGTAATACCAGCAAATCTAGTAAATGGAGTAGTATCTGCCACACCAACATTAATTTCATCATTTAATGATGTTGTTGTTTGTGTTATAAGTGAATCGGGTTCAATTCCCTTAATTCTAACCTTATTATTTACTCCATGATGACCGTGATTATATTGACTAATTTCAATAACATTTCCTGTATTGAGATCACTAAGAACTTCAGAATCTGTATTGACTGATGCACCTGTTGCAGATGTTCTTGTATCATTATTTGCACCATAATGTATAATTGATTCACTATTCTTAAATGTTGCACCCTGAACATCAGTTAGATATACTGTATCTAAAGTAGACTGTATTGCTATAACTGTGAATTTAGCACCAGCACCTCTTGTAACTAAAGAACTACTATTGTCTATAGTAATAACATCACCAACAGTAAATCTACTACCAGCACTTATGTTCTCAATAAGTTTAACTGCCCCAGTAGTACCATCAATAGTAATACTTGCAGTTGCTCCAGAACCATCTCCACTTATTGATTTTATTGGAATAGTATTAGCAACTGGATCTGCGTCTGATGATTGATTAGTAAAGTTGTATCCAGAACCACCACTTACTATTTCTGGTTGTGTAGAAGTATTAATAGGTGCTGCAACTTTTTCAACAATTCCAGTAACACTACCATCTTCAAGATCAGCCTCTGCACCCGTACTTAATTTTCTACCGACAGGAGCATCTGCAGCAGCAAGACCAGTAACATTAACCTTTAATTTTCTTGGTAATGTCTTAACAGGATTAGATGGTAACTCTTGAGTATTCAAACTACCTCCAAGAATATCACTATTGTAGAAGGTTACTGTTCCACTAGGAACGAATTCTGCTTTATATAATTGGAATGTCAAATCTTGGTACTGACTTGCTGTCCAAATAGTTCCATTTTGTGATTTAAATAAACTACCACCAATATATTGTTTTGTATGAACAACACTTTCAACATCAGGTAGATTAGAAGTCTTAACTGTCTTCTGACCCATTGTGGAACACCACATCTCATATAGATCTGATGAAGGGGATAAAAATACAAGTGCATATTCCTTACCACCCTCCAAGTAAACTGGTGATGGGAATCTAACATTAGTTGCTATGGAAGCATCACTAGAAACTTGAATATCATTAGGATTTAACGCCACTTGTGCATAATCTTGAACAAGATAATTAGTTGGTGTTCCTAATTCAACATCTCTAATTTCAACAAATACTTTAGCATTTGGATCCTTACTTCCGAAATAAACATCAACAGAAGTTAAGAACATACCACTTTCATCAACTCTGAATGATTGTGCTAGAGGATCCCTATAAGGAGCTTCTATTCTTTCAGTATCAGATTCTTCATTTATATCAATCGTTGTTGTTGTTTCATTAGGTCTTTGTGGTGGTTCGGATGGATTCCTAACTCCAACTATATTTGAAGTTTGGGTTAGAATCGTTCCAGTTGCGTGATATGTTCCAGTTGCATCACTTGCTAATGCAGTACTTCCTGGTAGGGTTACTGTTCCTACAGGAGCAGCTGTAACCTTAAATGTCTTAGTTCCAGTTCTGAATAGATTTGGTGGTGCTGGAACAGCATTTGCATTTCTAAAGAAGAATGTTCCTAAGCAATCTCCCCAATTATCAGAGTATAAACTTGCATTAGTTACTATTGCTGAAGCACCACTTGTTTCACCAACAAGTGAACAATCTTTATTAATATATCCATAGAATCTTTCATCATTTGCCAATGCAACAGTATCTACATTAAGTAATCTTGAAGTTGCTGAATATAAGTTAGATGGAGCAGGTCTTGTTCTATCAAAAATATCAATTGAATAAGTTTCTGCACTTCCACCACTAACATTAACATTAGATGTTGTAGTAGATGTTGTAGTGTTGAATAGAATCAAAGCATTACCATACTTATGATTGGGTTCTACAATCCTAACTGCACCAATTTGTTTACCATTTTTAAAAATACTAGCAGTTTCACCAACAGCAAAAGTTCCAGAAACCATCTCAATTTCAGATACTTTAGGGAATATATCAGGTATTCCACTATCTAAGTAACTATAATGTTTGGTAAATGGTTTTAATCCATTTGCATTAAATGCAACGTTTCTAGATCTCATAAATGGATCTGTTATTCCATCTATTTTAATACTTTCAACATAATCAAATTCACGACCTTCATTCTCTAGAACATTTGTAAAACTTGTTTCTTTTGTTCTAGTAGTTGTAGTTCTTCTTGTTGTAGTAATATCTCTATGATTACCCTCAAAGATATCCTGATCAGTCTCTACTTCAGTTTCAGTTACACTTACATCAGTAACAGAATTAGTCTCATCACGAACAACGTTTTCTTCCTCAGCCCAAGTTGCACCAGTAGACTCTGTTCTATAATTATCAACATAAATTGTTCTAGTCCAATTATCTGATGGTGGATCCAGTTGAACAGCACCAGCAAATACAATTACATTAAATGGGTTAATATTTTCAACTTGAGTTGCTTGAAGATTTTTAAGTTCACTAGCAACTTCATTATATTTCAAAGTAATCAAATCACCAGTTTTTTGGCAATTTGGATCCAATAATTGAAGATTTGAACTAGTATCTACAGTATTATGATCGGTTGCTATATCATAAGCTAATTGTGCTCTTATTGACCAAAAATCAACAGCACTTATTAGTTCCCTATTAACAACATCAATATCACATCTAGCACCAGAAGTTCTGCTATTATTGATAAAGTCTCTATCTTTAAAATCATTTACAACAAAACCACTTTTAAATCTATCTAATCCATCAGCATCAAGAACTTGTAAAGACTTAGTATCTGATTCTAAAGCAGTAAGTGAAGTCATTACTTCAAGATTACTAATCCTTTTTTCAAGTTTTCCAATATCCCTCATTGTATATCGCTTATTATCATATAATTTGATCTTAGGATCTCTTATTGGATCATACAAGTATGGTGGAAGTGTTATTTGTGCAACCTCCATAGATGGACCAACTTCTGTTGGTGGTGCAGGAATATCTGCAGAAACACCTTTTATAAGTTTCTTAGAACCAAATTTATCAATAACTAACTTATCAATTCTTGGTAAGTAGTATGTATATCCAAGAATTGAACTTTCATTAGAAGCAACAATATATTTTGTTGTAGATTCAAAAGTTCTACTATTAAAGTCAAATGGTGACTTATTAGTTGATATATCAAATGGACTAACTCTAGGTCTAAAATCTAAAATATCGGTTCCTCTATTATTAGAAATAATAGGAACATCTTTAGTATACCTATCTTTTGTATAGGAATTTGCAGAAAATAGATCACCACTAGCATCATTTTGAGTCTTATAATAATCAAAAATAATTAATAATCTATTTGATGGAATACTAGAATTACTATTTCTTATGAGTTTTGAATAATCTGAATATTGTTTTCTATGACCTTTATCTAACAAATAATTATTTGTTTTATTTGTATAATTACCTAATGTTATTTTCTGTAAATTAGCCTCAATATTAGACTCTTTAAAATTAATAACTTCTCCTCTAGAGAAAGTATTATCATTTAAGTATACAAATTCTATTTCTGTGGCAGATACTCTATTAACAATTTGTGCAATTGCCCTAGTATCTTTACCAACAATTTTTTCACCAACTATGCTATTTGTATCTAAACCTAAACCAGAGACAAAGGTTAATTTATCTAATACTGGTGTAGCATTATCTTTTGATTCATAAACTGCATGAATACGAACTACATCAGGAACATTTAATGATATTTCTTTATCTTCTATCCTTGTACCATAAGCATCACTTTGTGTTAATGCATTATTAGTTGATACACCAACCTTTCTTGCAATTTCTAACTTTGAACTTCTAACATAATCTTTTGATCTAGTAATTAAACCAACTTTTTTCAAAGTAACACCGACAGTACAAGGAAGTTGAACACTTAAACCACTAAATTTTATATCATTTCCATTATTAGTTACTGAAACTTGGTCTGATGTTAATGGTTCAATAGTACCATTATTATAATGAATAGAATAATTCTCAACATCAAATGGTTCAAAGAAAGCACTAACAATACCAGCAGTAACATCCAATGCATCTGCTGAAGTAAGACTCAATTCTTTAGACGCATTTGGAGTTTTTCCTGTTATTTGTTTCTTAATTACTAGATTAGCTTTTGAAAGATCTACAGAAGAAACATTTCTTTTTGGTAGTCTTGCATATAAACCAGAATTATTTAAATTCCTAATCTTAGGTGATTTAACTCTGAATATGTTAGAAGTTGTTACACCAGCTAAAATTCTACCATTATTAACACCATCTACAGTTACAACAGGTGCTAATGACATAGAAGAACCATCAGATGATATAGAAACAACCCTATTATAAGTTTGATCTCCAATATCTGTTCCGTATCCAACTACAGAATCTGTTTTAATACCAACTTTTCCTGAAAATCTTCTATTTGGTGATACTGCAGTTCCACTATTACCATTACCTGCACCAGTAACTGTTAGTTTATCATATCCAGAGAAATTAGGTAATATTCTATCGTATAAAACAGAATCTGCACTAAATCCAGTTGGTAATGTAGAATCAAGACTATTAGAATCTTGCCAAACTGATTTTATGTCATCAACAGTATATACAGTAACTTTCAATACAGACTGAGTTGTATCGGTTGTTTTTTCGTTAATTATTAAAGATTCTCCTTGAACAAAAGTTCCTGTTGTTTGAGATATAGAAATTTCGTTAGGATTACCATTATGTGCTGCAACATATCCTGTAGCACCGCTACTAAGACCTCTAACACGACTTGAGGTAGGAATTGTAGTTACAATATTTGTACCTGGATTTGAAACTCTTACTATCGTATATGTTTGAATATCATATAAATGTAAATCCCATTCAGTTTGATCTCCAGTATATGGTGAATTAGATGTAGTAAATGAATATACACGAGCATCACCAATCTTTAATGCATTACTACCATTAGGTTCATTAGTTGATGGATCTACATTAGCAGTACCTTTTCTACGATTATAGAGACCAATAGTATTTGCAGTTGATCCACCAACATTAATCCAAGGCATACCCTCTGCATTATCAACACGTAGTAGACTGCCCATACTAAATGGAACAGATGCTACAGGAACAGTTTTTGTATCCCTTGGTTTTTCTATGTCTATAACTTTATTCCATACATCAATATCAAATCCTCTAACATAAGCTCTTCCTGATGATAATTTAACGCACATTAAATCATCAGATGGTTCATTACCATCATCAGTTTTTTGACCTTCTACAAATAAACCAGTAGAATTTATTTCATCATTTAATGAGTTTTGTAAATTAACTCTGAATGGATTAACAGCATAATTTCCAGACTCATCATAAGTTCTCTTAGCAAAATACTTTTTAATTTCAGAATATACTGATGTATCCTGCAATTTCTTAATTACACCATCTTTAACACGGAGTAATTCTACAAAATTAGTATCTTCAAAATCTAAAAGTGATTTCTTAGATAATTTAACACTAATTTTAAATCTATCTGCACCAGGTGCTGCATAGTTAGTAAATCCCTTTGCATTATCATTTAATGATGAATCATCATTTGATGTTACTATAGTTTCTAGAATTTCTAATCCAACTCTATATGATGGCTTATTTGAATATGGTTCTAGTACTAAAATAGATTTTTCAACATCTACAAATGTTCCTCTAATAAAATATATTCCATTATCAATACCAAGTGCAGATCCAATAGCACTAGGATTTTCAGATAAAACTGTTAAAATTGTCTCACCTGAATTTAATGTAGTGTTTCCATATGTAAGATTTTCCTGAAGAGTTAATATTTCTTCATGAGGGAACATCTCACTTATAGAATTTGTACCAGATTCATTATATTTTACAAAAAGAGTAATATCATCAACACCTTCATTTGGTGGTAGAATATAATTCTTAATAGTTCCAACTATTTGAGAATTTTGACCTATTACCTTAGTTCCTTTTCCGTTATTATTGTTAATTAATGCATCAAGATATATTGAAACATCTACTCCTAAATGATCTGGATTTACTTTTACTGAAAAATATGTACTATCATAAGTCACCCCACCAGGAATAACCATAGATCCTTCTTTAAATATATGGCTTCCGAAAGATTCTACTTGATTTTGAAGTATTGATTGAAGAGTAGTTAATTCTCTTGCTTGAACTGGAAATCCAGGTTTAAACAGAACCTTATAAAAATTGTCTGCCTTATCAAAATCATCATAATAAGGACTTATATTTAAGTTTGTCTTTTGTGGCATTTTTCTTTAGAATTCCAGGATGATTTTAACGTCTTCTTTTTGTCTCTCATTGCGAGCAATCAAAGGTCTATTGTCAACATAAACAATTTCCCCCGATCCTTTATTTATCTCATTATCTGCCAACCCATTTGTAAAGGTAATTCCTAAATCAATTAATTTAGTTCCAGTAGGGTTAGTTGTAATTCCACTAAAAGCATTATTAATAGTTCCAGAGAAACTAGAACTATCACCTTTTACTGATCCAGAACCTGCTGCAGATTCAAAAGAATAAATTCTACCAGTAGTTGTAATACCAGCATAATCTGTTTGATCGTTTAAAGGTGTAGTAAAATTCAAAGATCTATCTACAAAATATTTTAAAACCTTTGTATCTTTATCATATGATGCAACATATCCTTGAGCAATATCACCACTTGTTGTTGTTTGTGTTATTCTCTCACCTACTGATGGTTCAACAGTAGAAACTGTTTCAAACATCATAGCTTTCAATGATGAAAATGTTGGTTCGGTATATGTATCATTAGTTCCAACTTTTGTTGGGTTTTTAACTATACCTACTTGTGCAAACTTAGTATCTGATGGGAAATCTTTAGTTGAATCATCAAATCTTGCATATATCAAAACTCTATCCGTTCCTAATTCTTTATAAAGATCATTTCCATGCCCCAAAGAAGGTGGAATAATAGGGATCAACTTTGCTCTTTGGTTTGAAGGATGTGCTGAATTTTGCAATGCACCCAAATCAACCAAACCATAACTATAACCCTTTCCTCCAGAACTTACTTGAACGTCCTGAATAACACCTCCAACAATATCAACTCTCGCTTTTCCACCTTCACCATCACCAACAATATCAACTTCTTGACCCAATCCATCAGAATATGATCCACCAGCATTATCAATATAAATGTGCTTAATTTGGTTATTATTTAATGTTGAATCTCCATTTTCACGGATTCCTTTAATACCAGCATCATTACTAGTTGACCAATTATTAGGAACTGTAATATATTCTGTTGAATCAAACTTTAATATGTCTGAAGGTGAAACAGTGTAAAGATACTTCCAAATATATCCATCACCACTAGTACCTGCTCTAGAAGGTTCTAAATCAGTAAATGTTGGTTCATCCTGAGATATATTACCTTTTGGATTAGAACCAGTAGATCCATTTGAGATACAAAGATATACTTTAAAATCAGAGTTCATTACATAGTAGTTTGCATTATACAATCTACTAGATGATGTAATAGGACTTTGAGATCCTTCTTCAGTTGAATAATCATCACGATACATTTCATATCGTTTTCCAGCAGCCCAATCAATTCTTCTAATAATTCTTCTGATGTTTGCAGAAGAAATCCTCTTACCATACATCATAGTATCTCCCGTATGAGAAATACGAGAAAAACTATCTATAGGTTTAGGTGTCTTAGAAGTATCATTCCAACCACTACTTCTACCATACCCAACCCTCACATCTGGATCTGGAGTTCCAGATGGATTTGGCAATCCTATGAAAACATAGTATGAATTTTGAGTTGACTCTACTGATTCAACAAAATTGTTTGCATTTAAAATCCTAAACTGATCAGTAACAATTGCTGGCATGATTATTAATTAAACTTTTTTTCTTTATTTATAGACATAATTAAATACCAGTAACTATTCTAATAGAACCAGTGTTTCTTAATCCAGGTTCTGCATCGACACCGCCATAATTTCTTCTTTGAATAGTTGGGAAAGTTGTTAATCCAGCATCAACAGTTAATCCAGTAACTCCTATAGAAATTGGAGATGTTGATCTAGTTCCATTATACAATCTACCCCAAGTTATTTTTCCAAGAGAAATTGTTGCACCAATGTTTGTTTTATCAAAGAAACCAGTTGTTGCTATTCCGACAATACCGTTGGTAGTACTTAAAACATTACAAGTAATTTCTGCCTGATTATCATTTAATTGGGAGAATGAATGGACTTTGTAGATATTATCTAGGAAAGTAGATCCAATCGAAACAATTTCATCATCATTATTATCAACAGATGTAACTCCAGATCCCACAGATATTGAGGTGTCTTTAATTAGAATTGGATATCCAACTGCTAATTTGTTTGCATTTGATTTAAATGATGTGTAGAAGAATCTAAGTAATAATCCACCACCACTACTTTCACCCTTTATTCCAGTAATAATACCTGTATAACCTTCAACATTTGAGAAAGAAGTAATTTTCTCAGTTTCATATTGTGGATGTCTAACTATACATTGTGGTGGATTGGTCTTACTATAACCCAATCCAATATTAGTAATAGTAGTTCCAGTTACTTTTCCGTCTGTTATAGTTGCGGTTGCTTCTGCAAATGTAGATACTCCAACAACAGCATACTTAGTCTTTTCAGTTGTTCCAATACCAACTCCAATTGGAGCAGATATGCTTATAGTAGCAGCAGAACCAACATAACCACTACCAGAATCATTGATTGTTAGAGATTCGATGTCACCATCATTGGATACAGTCGCAGATATTGCTGCTGGTGTTGCAGTTGCAGGTGACATTAATAATGCATCAACTGCACTAATAACAACATTATATCTGTCTTCAAAATCTAACGCTGGATTAGATTCATCTTCGTAGAAGAATGATTCAGCATCATCAACAAATATTCCACCATTAAGCCCACTACCATCAGTTGTTGTTACATCATATATTACTTTTGCTGTTGGATATATTTGTGGTTCAATAGTTTCTCTTGCTTTGGAAATCAATTCTCCTTTAATAATCTTATCTTCTTTCTGTTTTGTCCAATCAAGAGGTTTAGATTGATTTTCATTAATACCGACTCCACGATACATTGTAGTTTCAATAAGATCAGAACCAAGAATATCCTTTACTGTCCTCTCTTTTTCTTGATCAATAGTATCTGGATATGATGGATGCTTATGAATAATAACATCATCACCAATTTTAAGGGTTTCATTTACATTAACCAATTCAATATCAACACCATCCTGTCCCTTATAGAAGAACACATCAACTTTATCACTTGCCATAGGAGATTCAGTAAATGTAAATGTTGTTCCACCTTCAAATTGATATGCAATCTCTGGTGTTTGTAGAACACCATTAACGAATATCAATAATACAGCAGTTAGATCAATTTGATCTCCTAATACAGAATCTTCATCAATTTCAAAACTTAATAATTGACCATTGAAGAATAATGGGAATCTCTTTCTAGTTCCATTTTGCATAGAACCAATACTATCAATGAAATCTAATTCACCAAACTGCCATGCAGAGAAGTAATCATTAAATGTTTGAACAACTTCTAGTTCAAATTCTTGTAATGGCTTCTGCAATCTCTTATCAACAACCAATCCTACTGGTTTGAATTTATCACCAACAGCAAATGAATGTCCAGATCTTGCAACAGTGAATTCGGATATTTCAAACATACTTCTGGCAGTACCAACTGAGGTTTTAGCAGCACCAACTTTTAAGTTTAATAGAAGATTACTTCCAGTATCTTCAGTCTTTCCTATACCCAATCTTGAAATACCAACAACAGGCATATTCTCATAGATTGGTTCTGGTGTAATAATTTCAGGATTAACGTATCTTGCACCAGGATCCTTAATAATAAACTCTAATGCACCACCAGTTCCAGCAGGTGATTTACCTACTTGCAACCTCATAGTGTTTATTGTCACTTTACCAACAGGAAGTGGTAAATTATATGCAGGATCAGTTATACGAGGATATGAATGAAGTGTTTGATAAGCATCATTAGCACATCTAAAGATTATAGATCCAGGTGCTATTGTTGCAGTTGCATTTGATTTTTGAATACATCCATTTACAGTTTTACTAGGTACAAATGTATGTGTAAATTGATCTGCAGATGGACTTGGATTAACATTAACTCTAAATGTATCTGGAGTAGAAACTGCTGCAATTTCTAACCATCTCCCACTTGCATAGTCAGTTGGTCTTGGATATCTATGTTCTGTTTGATTATTATCTTTAGAACATGTGAATGTTAAACCATAATCTTCAATTAAAATCTTATCTCCAACAGAAAATCCATGATTTGTTTTAGTTAGAGTTAGGTTTCCAGTATTCTTAACATAAGATGCAGATGTTGGTGTTATAGTTGAAGCACCACTAACATTATGATTATCACTTCTGATAATCATTTCACCAGTTGCTGGATCGTAAGATGCATCAGTTATAGTTGTAGTTCCATAAGAAACTGTAACACCATTTGCAACAGCACTTTCAAACTTATGCTTATTAACCGCAACCTTAGATTCGATAATAGCACCAGTTCCACCACCTCCACCAGATCCAACATTAACTGAAATTGTATTTGTTTTAGAATCTTCAATACCAAGTATTACTCCATCCGCAGGATCAGTTGTTCTTGGATATGGATGATTGCTGCTATGATTATCTCTAGAACAAGTAAATACCAAAGATCCTGTAGCAATAGTAATCGTATCAATTGCTCTTGAAAGTGCATCTTCTGCACGTTCTTGATTTGTAACAAATGTATGAGAATAATTTC